GGAGACACTCAAACAGTTCCCACGTGGCAGTGCTCAGATGTGTGTCACCTCACCTCCTTACTATGGACTACGTGACTATGGTGGTGAAGCAAATCAAATAGGACAGGAAGAGACTCCAGAAGAGTTTATACAGTCACTTGTAGAAGTATTTCGTGAGGTACGTGATGTACTGAAAGATGATGGTGTACTGTGGTTAAACATAGGAGACTCATACTATAACTACAGACCAGGCACAGGTGGACTACCCAAGCAAACAGTATCACGTACTAATCAAGACCTACCAGAGCAGTGTAACAGAAGAGCAAATAAGTTAGATGGATTGAAAGAGAAAGACCTGATAGGCATACCATGGATGCTCGCGTTCGCATTGCGGGCAGATGGATGGTATCTTAGACAGGATATTATATGGCATAAACCAAATCCTATGCCAGAGTCAGTTAAGGACAGGTGTACCAAATCACATGAGTATGTCTTCCTGCTATCAAAGAACAAGAAGTATTATTATGACAACGAAGCAATCAAAGAACCAGTCAAGCAAGACTGGGGTACAAGAGACCGCACAAAGGGTAAGTACCATAATCCTGGCACTGGGCTGGCTCCTCATAGTGGGTTATCCAAGTCTTATGACAGGAAGAATAAGCGATCTGTTTGGTCAGTAACAAATAAACCATACAAGGGAGCACACTTTGCTTGTTTCCCTCCTGATTTGATTGAACCATGTATACTAGCAGGAAGCAGAGAAGGCGACGTAATTCTGGATCCGTTTATGGGATCAGGAACTACAGCTATGGTGGCTAAGCAACATGATCGCAGTTATATCGGGTGTGAGCTCCATGAGGACTATGGATCACTGATCCAAAAGAGGCTTAAGGCTATACCTACGAAGTTACCGTTTGATGTATGACAGGAGTGGACAGTTAAAAAAGTGTCCACTAATTTCCCATCTCACATGACATGGCTCTATAATAAGAACATACAAACAAAGGAGCACATGCCTAACTTACAAGACCAAAAAGTTAAAGAGTGGACAGCAGACTACATCACTGCTCTCAATGACAACTTCTACAACCATCAAGTAGATTCATATCAGAGAATGGTTGCTGATGACAGACACACTGACTATGCTCTAGATCAGTTACGTAACATCAAGACTAGAGACGCAAGATATCTCTACACATGGAAAGCAATCGAAGGTAAGAAGTACTACAAGATTGTATACCAGACATTTGATGAAGACGAGAACAGATTCAGAAATGGTTCAGTACACGCATTCATCGACAAGAAAACTGGTGAGGTATACAAAGCAGCATCATGGCAGAACCCTGCCAAACATGTCAGATATGACATGAGAATCATCAAGGACAGAGAGTTCTTACATAACCCTGACAATATTGATTGGGCAGGTGGTCATCTTTACATGAGGTAATTCAATGAACAACGTTCCATTTTACGATTTCCCACAGAGTCCGATTCTTATCATCGGATTCTTCGGCATCATCACAGCACTAGCAGTACTGTATGTTGCTAACCGCAAGTATTTCAATTCACCATTCAACGAGGACAACCAATGAAGACAGAGGTAATTCTAGAGAGATATCCCTATCGTTTCGTACAGAAGGGATTGTTAGAGGACAACGGAGCACCTGACTTCCGTATCCAGAAGTTCAATGACATACAGAAGAGATACTACGACATGTATTATCTTGATAGTCAAGCACAACTTGATTGTTGTATTGAAGACAGAGAGTATGTCAAGTGGTTAGACCCAGATCCAGAGGTAGCAGCATATCCTCGTAAGGGAGATACTATCAGGAGTCCATACTCATGATGAAACTAACCAATGTTGGTGGTGTAACACCAATGCTAGATGGTACACGCATGGCAGACTTCTTGACTAGACTCAAGAATCTGCCTTGGGCAAATGGTGATGACCATGAAGCAAGAGTAGGAGAGATACTAGACGAGTATGGTATACATTACGTGTACCAACCTAATGGTACTCAAAACTTTCCTGACTATGAAATACCTACACGTTGGGGTACTATCAACCTAGAGTGTAAGAGTAGTCAGAATGCTAAACCAATGTACAACAGTGGTAGACCACACGCAGGAGGTCTGTATGTATTCACAAGTAAGAAGTACAACGAGACTACATTGTTTTGGGGTGATGACGTACTCACCTTGGACAAAAGAGAATTATATGATAGAATGTTATTAGAAATGAAAGATGTTCTAGTACGTTATCAAGCACTACCAGAGTGGCAGGACGACAGAGGATTTGATTTCTATTTGAGAGAGATGTACACACAGAGTGGTACAGCAGAACATACTGATTACTTTATACACAAGGACAGACCTACATGCGAACAGAATGTATTTAATTTCTTCAAGTGATGCTCAGGAAGCACTAGACAGTTGGGATGACATGTCATTCGATTGTTGTATCACTGACCCTCCATATGGTATGGGTATGGAACACTGGGACTACAGTGTACCTACAGTAGAACTATGGAAGGAAGTATACAGGACACTGAAACCTGGTGCCTTCCTTCTATCATTTTGTAGTCCACAACTATATCATAGGATGGCAGTAAATGTAGAGGACGCAGGATTTGATATCAAAGATCAGATCATGTGGATGGTAACTACCAAGATGCCTAAGACTAACAGACTCAAACCCGCACATGAACCTATTGTGGTAGCACAGAAACCATGTGAAGGTAGTATTGAGAAGAACTATGCCAAGTATGGTGTGGGTAAGATTAATATAGAGGATGCTAGAGTACCTTGGGATGGTAAACCACCAACAGGATGGGTAGCAGGAGGTGTCAAGCGTAGGACATTCGGTAAGGATGGTAAGACAACAGGCACACAGAAGGAGTTTGGTAAGGTAGATGCTAATCCAAAAGGTAGATACCCAAGTAATATAGTTGGTAAGGTACAACCAGAGCATCAAAAGTATTTCTATGCTCCACGTGCTACACGTAAGGAGAAGGGAGAGAACAATGATCATCCTACTGTTAAACCAGTAGCATTGATGGAGTGGTTGATCAGTATATATTGCCCTGAGAAGGGAACTGTACTGGATCCATTCTGCGGATCAGGAACTACAGGTGTAGCAGCACTACCAACAGAGAGGTCATTCATAGGTATTGAAAAGGAACCAGAGTATGCTAGAATAGCAGAGGAGAGGTGTTCAGTTGCTGAAGTGCCCACTGAGTTCACACCACTGGACTTTAATGCGTTACAATTAAACTAATTAAGGATTTTATTATGATCACACCTATGGTAATCAGACAACCACTTAGTCCAGAGGAGATAGACTATCTGCTTGGTCTGATGATGGAAGCAGAGGAACCAACTGACATTGATGGGGTTGAGTTGTATAAGAAGTTAGTTATATTAAAGGGAGAGTATGAATAATATGAGGTTAGCATTCGTCGTTTCACTTATTTGGTTTTTACACTGGTTATGTCTCATTCTATCTTCTATTCGGGTCATCATCGTCGAGTCAATATCACAGACTCCTTCATTGATTGGTTCGTGGCAAAATATATTGGTAAACGGTACAAACTTGACTTCCATGTGGTAACGAAGGGATTGAAGCGTGAGTGCTTGTATGGGCAAATGCTATGCCTCGACAGTGCTACACGTCCTCGGTTCTTTGAGATACAACTACACTATGGTCTCAGTAAATGGGACTACCTAGTCACACTGGCACATGAAATGGTACATGTAAAACAACGTGTATTAAATGAGTGGGGACAAAAGGTAGATGGTACTAACACATGGCATAAGAAGATCGTACCACCATTCACAAAGTATTGGGATGAACCATGGGAGATTGATGCTAGAGCATGGGAGAGGTACATTGCCAACAGAGCAGTGTACGAAGGCATTGTGACAATAGAATAACTGTACACTAGGACATGAATTGACTATCAAACTACATTATAATAGTGATAACAACAAGGATGCTATGTTATCACTCAGACCACATCAAGAACGCACTATCGACGCTCTATACAACAATGAGCATGGTACAGTGTATATTCCTACTGGTGGTGGTAAGACTATTTGTATGATTGAGGACTTACGTACTCAGTTAGTTCAGAGTGACTATCCTACACTCACTGTAGTTGCTGCTCCACGTATTATGCTAGCACTACAACTTGCTAATGAGTTCAATGAGATACTCAGCAGTGTATCTAACTACAAGATTGGTAGTGTACACAGTGGTGACTCTCCATTCTATTCAGTGACCTCACAGCAGGACATCATGAAGTTTGTATCAAGTGCTCATACATTCGGTGCTCATGTAATATTATTCACTACATATCATAGTCTTCACAAGATA